GGTTATTCTAGTGGTTTATTTGGTGGAGTATATGTAAGTTCTACCACTAAAGGTAGTGCAGTTATTACGCATCCAGCTAACACATTAACAGATAAGACTTATCGTTATCTAGTGGTGGGTTAATATAAAAGTCAAATGATATAATTGTAGGATGAATCTACACTATATAAAACCTAATGATCTAAAAGAAATCTGGCCTCAGATCAAGCCAAGTCTTAGCGAAATGTCACAGCATGGAAACCTTTGGATTCCAGAGGATGCTTATTGTGATATTCGTGAAGGAAGAGCACATCTTCATCTAATACTTAAAGATGATCTATGGCAAGGTTACATTATAACTCAGCAATTTGACAACAAAATACATATCTGGGCAGCATATGGTAAGAACAAAAACCTTATGCAGTTTGGCTTAGATGAAATTAAAAAGATAGCACAAGCAAGTAACATACATGAAATAACATTTACATCTCATCGCAAGGGATGGAATAAGGTGGCCTACAAGTTAGGATTTGAACCACAGACATGGTCACTCAAATGTTAAAGTTTTACGTTGTACCCACATCACACATTCAGCAAACATGGGATAAAGTTGAAATCATGCTAGATAGGGCTATGGCTCATTCTGGTGGTGAATATGATCTTGATCAACTAAAAGTATTACTTACACAAGGCAAACAAGTTTTGTGTGTAGGTGCTGAAGAAGATTTAATAATTAAATGTGCTATGACTATAGAGTGGATTAATTATCCTAACGATAGGGTAGCGTTTATTACAGCTATTGGTGGCAAGACAGATAAGCAAGGATTTGGTGAGTTTGAACAATGGGTTAAAACCAATGGTGGTACAAAGATACAGGGAGCAGCTTTTGAAGCAGTAGCTAGGCTTTGGAAACGTGCTTATGGGTTTGAAAACAGATATATTATAGTAGAGAAAAAAATATGATGAATTTACCTTTGAATTTTTCTGCTCCAACAGGACAGGTGCAGAATACTTATGCTAAACCTACACAAGCTAATCCATACTTAACATCTTCACAATATGAAGGTATGCAATTACATACACCTAGTGGATATTATTATCAAGGTGGAAAAATGTATGAACCATATACACCACAACCTATAAGTCAAATTGCAAATTATGCAAATACACCTGCAAATGGACCATTTGCTTTTAATGCACAATCAGCTTATGGACCAAATAGTAATATTCCATTTGGTCGTGGCAATATGTCTTATACAACTACAGGTGGTCCAGTAGAAGGTTCTATTCAATCAAATAACCAATACTTTAGACCATTTATGGGAAATGCTACAGGTATCATTAACGGTGATTTGTCTATGGCTGCTATGTTAGGACAAAGACAACAATATCAACCACAAGGCATTCCAAGCAATTTATTTAATTTTTTATCAGCACCAAATATGCAACAAACAAATAATGCACAAAGTTCAGGAGCTGGTAGATTTGCAGGTTTACTAGGCTCACCAATCGTTACAACTAACACACAAGGCAAATAATATGATTAATCTTAATAATTGGCTATTTAAATTAGTAGACAACTTTACATTCTATAAAGGCGGTGGTGGTGGTGGCTCATCTCAAACTCAAAATCAATTAGACCCTACTGTTAGACCATTTGTTGAGTACGGTCTTAATGAAGCTAAAGGTCTTTACCAAACAGACACTCCACAATACTATGGTGGTCAAACTTATATATCACCATCTGCACAAACTCAAACAGCATTACAGGCTGCTCAAAATCGTGCATTAGGTGGCAATCCACTATTACCTGCTGCTCAACAACAACAGCAAGATGTGATTGGTGGTCAATACTTACAAAACAACCCATACTTTAATCAAGCATTAGCAGGTGCTGCACAAGGTGCTACACAAAACTATAATGATGCTATTATGGCTGCACAATCTACTGCATCTAGAGCTGGTCGTTATGGTTCTGGTGTATCTGCTGATATTCAAAATAGAGCTGCTACTACATTAGCTAATACACTAGCAAATAAATATGGTGAGTTAGCTTATCAAAACTATGGTGCAGAACGTGGCAGACAAGATGCTGCTTCTTTAGCTGCTCCAGCATTAGCACAAGCTGATTATGGTGACATTCAACAACTTGCTAACGTAGGTAAGATGGGTGAACAATATCAACAAACAGCACTACAAGCTGACATTGATCGCTTTAACTTTGAACAAAATAAACCATACCAAAAACTATCTGCTTATCTTGGTGCTGCTTATGGTGCTCCTACAGGTACTGTATCAACAACTCAATCATCTGGTGGTGGTAAGATTGTATGTACAGCAATGAACCAAGCATATGGCTTTGGATCATTCAGACAAGCTATCTGGTTACAACATTCAGCAAATATGCCTAACGCTAAAACAATTGAAAAAGGATACCATAAATTATTCTTGCCAGTTGTTGCATTTGCGTTTAGTGATAAACAAACATTTACTCGCAAGGTTGTTCGTAAGATTTCAGAACATATTGCTAGACATCGTACAGCTGACTTATGGAAAGAAATGCGTGGTAAACGCAGAGATCCACTAGGTCGTATCTATCGTGCAATCATTGAGCCAATCTGCTATGCAGTAGGCAAATTACAAGGATAATCATGGAGCCAATTTTAATAGGTGCAGGTGTTGGAGCTTTAACTTCAGCTGCCACAGGTCAAAATCCATTTACAGGTGCATTGCTTGGTGGTGCTACTGGCGGTGTGTTTGGTGGATCTGAAAGTTTGCTTGGTGGTAAAATTGCAGATGCTTTTGGAAAATCTGCTCTTGGCAATACGGTAGGTGGTGTTTCTAAAGGAATTGTAGCACCAATTGGCGAGGCAGCTAAAAATGTTTCATCTGTAGGCATTCAAGGTCTTGGACAAAGTGTTGCATCTAATATTGATAAAATTCCACTTGGTCAAATAGATGATTTTGCTGGAGCATTCAATGTTGGGCAAAGTTCATTGGGTAGCGGTATACCATTATCTACTGGTGATTTAGCTGGTGGTGCTGGGAATAATGTTCTTGGTGCAAATATGTCTAAGTTATTTAATTATACACCTCCTACAGCATTAGAAAAAATTCAAGGTGTTGGCACAGATGCATATTCATGGGCAAAAGATAATCCATTAAGTGCTGGTAATATTGGCCTTAAAGGTATTGAGTTGGCTAATCAACCACCTAAACCTGTAGACACATCTGGACAAAGACCTGTAAAACAAGGTTCATTTGAAGGTGGTGCTGGTATTCAAATGCCTACACCTGCAGCAACTGGTGTTTCACCAAGAATACTCCCAGCTCAACCTAATAAAACAGGTCAAATTGCATTAGATTCAGTAGTGCAAAGACATCCAGAACTCATTGAGTTATATCCAAATCTATTTGGAGGAAGATAATAATGGCTTTATTTGATGAATTACCAAATGTATTTTTAACGCAAAAACCAGAGTATTTACAAGGTTTATTAGGTGCTGAAAAATATAAACAACTAGAACAACAATCAAACATATCTGGACTTCTTAATACGTTTGTAAATTTTGTAGCTCAGCCTAAGAATCAAGGATATGGGTCAATTATTCCTTACGCTGCTAGATCATATTTGGCTGGTACTTCTGGTGCTCAAGGTGTTTATGATACAAAAACTAAAAATGTATTAGACGCACTTAACATTGCTAAGACTACTAAGCAAATTGAAATGGAAGGCATGACTGAATTAGATAAGCTAGTTTATAACAGAGCAAAACTTGCTGCAGTTGATCCTGAAAGTCCATATCTTAGTACTTATGATTCAGCTATTGCTCAAAAAGGTGGATTGTATGGCTCTAGTGTAGAAGGTGTGTCTTACAATATTCTTCTTAAGGGTACTGGTGATTCTGAAGCAGCTAAAGCGGTAAGAGCTAGTGCACCATATGCTATTGCATATCGTGAAGCATTTGCTCCTAAAACAGTTGTACAAACTGTGCAAGATCCTGTAACTGGTGTTACAAAACAAGTTCCTGTACAGGTTCAGCAAGCTGCTCCTCCTCCAAATATTTTACCTCCAATATATGGATATGATGGAAAAGCTAAAACAGCTGCAACAACTGCTGCCCCATCAACTACTGGAACTAGTGGCAATGTTACTTCAGATCCAACTGCATTAACACCACAACAAGCTACTACCTATAAAGAAAAAGTAGATCAAAGTATGTTGCTTAGAAGCACTATTCAAGCTCTTAAAGATGATATTAATAAAAATGGTATGCAGTTATTTGGTTTAGGTGGAAAAGGGTCTTATCAAGCATCACTATACGAAGATGCATTAACACAAATTCGTATTGCTGCTGAACTTGGTGTGCTTAACAAAGAAGATTTACCACGATTGATGAAAGCATTACCTAACCCAACTGATCTAGCTTCTTATATTAAAGGTGGTGGTAGTTCTAGTGCGGTCATGGGTGCTTTTAAAGCAATTGAAGATAGAAACGCAAGACAAATTGAATTTTATAATAACAAGTTAAATCCTAAACAAGAAAAGCCAGTAGGTGGTGGATTAATGCTTGATCTTGATGCTATAACAAAAGAGCTTAATAAAAGAAAAGGTGCAAAATAATGGACTTTTCAAAGTTTTCTACTAAAGACTTAGAATACCTTAAAGTACAAAAGCTAGATAAAGTATCTACAGATGGCCTTGCTGAATTACAAAGACAATTGTCTGGTGTTCCAGCTGATACAAGCGATAAGAGTATTCCTTATGACTTATTAATGTCACCAGCTGAATGGGAAAAAACAAATGCTGGAGCAACAATTCAACGTGAAAGACCAACTGAGCCAACTGTACAAAAGCCACAAACAACACTTGATAGAATTCCTATTCTTAGAGAAGCTGTAGGTGGATTTGATGCTGCATTGGCTGCTACTACACCATTAGTAACTGCTCCAGTAGGTGCTTATTATGGATTAGGTAGACAAGCTATTGGTGGTGTTACTGGTAATCAATATGCTCCTAGTGCTGAAGCAGCAATCATGAAGGGTATGGAAACAACTGCATATAGACCACAGACTGAAATTGGCCAAAAAGCAATGGAAGGTTTAGGTAATGTTTTAGAAACATCTAAACTTGCTCCAACCCCAACGATGGGAGTTGTGCCACAAAAAATACCAGCTAAAGGTTTATTTGGTGCTGACCCTAGATCATTAGAGTTTGGTGCTACACCAATTGATTTAAAAATTCCTTACACAGATATAAAACTTACAAAAGCTCCATTATATGTTCCTACAGTTAAATCTAATTTAATGAAACAATCAAAAGTGGATTTAGGTGCTGTACCAGAACAAGAATTTTTTCAACAACAAGCTACTAACCTTTTTAATCAAGCAAGAGATGAAGGCATTACATTAAAGAAAAATGTATTTCAAGCAACAATGAAAAACTTGCCAGCAAGATTAAGACAAGAAGGTTATACACCTAGTGGAAATTTCCCAGACGTTAATGCTGCAATTAAAGAATTAACTGCTGGAAAAATGCCTGTAGATTTTACAGAGCTACAATCATTACGCACAATGATTAAGAATGGTCAATCATCTGTTAATGCAAATGAAAGACGTATTTCTACAAGATTGTTAGATGAATTTGATGACTACATGGCCAATATGCCTGTAAGTAATATTAAGATTGGTAATAAAGAAGCTCTTAAAACATGGCAGGCAGCTCGTGATAGTTACGCTAAATTTAAGAAGTCTGAAATATTTACAGATATGTTGCAAGAAGCAGAACTTGATGTAAGTAAGTTTACACAATCTGGCCCAGAAAATTCATTGGCTAAACAAATGAGGCAATTAGCTAAGAATGAAAAGCGTATGCGTTTATTCTCTAAGGGTGAACAAGATGCAATTATTGAAGCAGCTAAAGGTACTGACCTAGTAAACACACTTAAGTTTGTAGGTAGATTTGCTCCAACATCAACCGTATCTCTAATACCAACACTAGCTATTGGAGCAAGTGATGTATTTACTGGCGGTGCATTTGCTGCTGGTACAGCTGCTGGTCGTATGGGTGCTACTAAAATGCGTGAAGGTGCTATTACAGACCTAGCTAGATTTATGAGAAGCGGCCAACCTAATAGATATGAAACTACACCTAGAAATATTAACCTAAGAACTACTGGTGCAGGATATGGTATTCCTCAAGGTTTATTATCAGACTATATGATTAACCCAGAAGAACAGCAAAGGTAAGAATGGACATGGTAAAGTCAGACGTAGAAGCACGTTTAAGTACGCATGAAGAAGTATGTGCATTAAGATATGAACAAATAAACGCTAGGCTTAAAAGATTAGAGCAAATACTTTTAGGCACAGCAGGATTTGTAATTGTATTTTTATTAACTCATAGGTTTATGTAAATATTATGCAAACATTTTATAAACTATTAAGTTGGTCATTAATTGTTTTACTTGTGTTATTTATGGTGCATAATGCACACGCTGATACAACTACTATTAACTATAAAGGTCAACCACCACCTAGTGCCATTAGCCCTTCTATAAGTGCTTTTAGTCAAGACGTTTGTTTAGTGCCTGTTAGTGGTTCTGTATCTAGTACATTGTTTGGCATAAGTGGTGGCTCTGGCTATAAAGACTTAAACTGTGAACGTATTAAATTAGCTAAAACTCTTAATGACTTAGGTCTTAAAGTTGCAGCAGTATCTATCTTATGTCAAGACGATAGAGTATTTGAGGCCATGATACAGTCAGGCTCACCATGTCCTATCAATGGTTCTATTGGTGATGCTGCTAAACGTGGCTGGTATGAACGTAACCCTTCTATCTTTAAGAAACTATATGGCGATACATACACGATACCGCTTGTTGCTGACGAGCCTATTATTACTTCTATCACTAACAAAGGCAAATAATGCTTATGCTTGGTATTGCAACTATACTCCAACACCTGAAGGCTATATGCTTCAAGGTTCTCTCGTATGTAATGGCATTGATCCAATCATTGCAATTAAAGATTATTGGTGCGTATCTTATAACCCAAGTGACCCAATATGTGGTGCGTATCAAGCTCCTGCTTGCTCAGACTTGGTTGAAAATCAAACCACAGCTTGCACGTTACCTCATTATAGCGGTGCTGTTAATCAAAGCAGGAACTTTAGTTGTTCTACAAACTCTTGGTCAGCTTGGACAGAAACTAGCAACAATTGCACACAAGATCCTCCAACGTGCCAAACAAGTGTTGAAACTAGACAACTAGCCTGTCAAGCAGACTATGTAGGTTCAGTTACAGAAACAAGAATGTCATCTTGTCCAGATCCTTATAATCCATCTATATGGGGTACTTGGATAGAAACATCTAATTCATGTGTTAAGAGTGCTACAAACGTTACTAACGTAGCTTCACCAGTTAGTCCTAGTAGTCCACTTAACCCTGTAAATAACCCACCTCCAGTTGCTGCACAGCCACCTCCTGCTGCACCAGAGGTTAATCCATTGGCCTCGCCACCACCACCTGATCCACCAAAAGTAGAGTCAGCTCCACCTAAGGTTGAACAACCAAAACAGGAAGCTAAAGGTGAGCCAAAGGCAAAAGAAGATAGTCCAAAAGATACACCAAAAGCAGAACAAAAAAGTGAGAGCAAAGAAAGTCCTAAACTTGACGTACCAAAGGGTAAAGAGCTTGTGCATGGATTTGGAATAGTACTTTCACTAGAAATACTTAACAGACCTATTATAAACCAAATTGAACTAACAGACGCTTTTAAATTTGATCAGGAACTTAATAATGACTTTGGAAAAAACGAAAACTTTAAACTTGAACTTCTCCAGCTCTCAACTCCTCAAGATGCTTTTATTGGTTCTGCCAATAGTAGCTGGAGGAGCTTACGCAGGCATAACTTTTTACAACAAGATGGTTACGGCAATTGAAGCTGTTGACAGTTTAGACTTAGCTCCTATAGAATCTAAAATTAATGGATTAGAAATACAGGTTAAAGCTATTAACGAAAGACAATACCAACTATCTGAGTCTATTATGAAAGCTAGTGAGAAATCTTCAGATGCTATTGCTAACTCTCGTGAAACTGCAGCTATGGTAAGTGGACTAAGAAAAGAATTAGAAGCTACTGTAAACGCTATGGATGACAAACTAAATACAGTTAAACGTTCAACTATGAATCCACTATCAAAATAATGTTTATTACAAAAGACTTTATATGTAAGCTATATGAAGGATTTGTATCATCACCAACATTTAAAAATTACGCAAAATATCCAGCATCAAGTAAAGTAAAATTTACCATTAAAAATACTCCAGAGGCTTATGGTGAATATAAGCCAGAAGAAAAAGAATTTAACTCTAAACACGAGATAATGATTTCTACTGGAAGATGTACATTTTTAGATACAGTATGTAAGACAATGTTACACGAGTTGATCCATATGGGTATATATATTAATGAGCCAAACTCTAAAAAATATTTATCTCATAATGGTGAGTTTAAAAGAATGCAAAATAAAGTAGCCAAAGAATTTGGCTTTGACCCAAAGGAGTTATAAATGTTTAGTATTATTTCAGGTATATTAGGTTTTGCTACTAGTGGGCTTCCAAGTCTATTAGGGTTCTTTCAGCAAAAAGGTGACCAAAAGCATGAACGTGAAATGGCCATGCTGCAAAATCAACAAGCATTGCTTATGGCTGAAAAAGGTTTTGTATCACAAGAAAAAATTGCAGCAATTGAATTAGAAGGAACATACGCAGAAACATACGCACAAGAACGTGAGGCATTGTATACACATGATGCCAAACTTGTAGAAGGTGCATCACAATGGGTAAAGACTTTAAATGCTTGTGTTAGACCATTTGTTGCATTTACTTTTGTAGGCTTACTTGTATTCGTTGATGTAGCTGGCTTTGTATGGGCAGTTAAGTCTACAGGTGGATTTACTCCAGAGTCTATGGATGCTATATTTTCTAGCGATGAGATGTCAATTGTAGCTTCTATTATTGGTTTCTACTTTGGTTCTAGAACTTGGGAAAAGAAACGTGAAAGCGTCTAAAGAAGCAATTAAGTTAATACGTCATCATGAAGGTGTAAGAAACAAACCATACCAATGCCCAGCAAAACTGTGGACAGTAGGAATTGGTCATTTAATAGGTGATGGTAAAACATTGCCAGCATCATGGAACAGAACTTTTACTAACGAGGAAATAGATGGAATTCTTAAATCAGACCTCAGTCGCTTTGAGCTGGGAATATCTAAGATGCTACCTAACGTGCAACTTAAACAGCATGAGTTTGATGCTCTTGTTAGTTTTTGTTTTAATCTTGGCTTGGGATGCTTTCAGCGTAGCACCATTCGTCAAGCATTATTACGAGGCGATAAAGAACAAGCTATGGAATCGCTAATGAAGTACTGTAGGGCTGGAGGCAAGATTTTGCGTGGCCTTGAGAACAGACGTAAAGATGAAAGAAGGCTCTTTGAAGGGTTATAATAAGTAATCTCAACACTAGAGAATACTTATGAAAATACTTTTACTTGATATTGAATGTGCTCCTAATTTAGCTACAGTATGGGGTATCTGGCAGCAGAACGTAGCATTGAATCAACTTCTTGAATCATCATACACATTATGTTATGCAGCTAAGTGGTATGGTGAATCAAAGATCATGTTTGACTCCATATATAAAACAGATCGTAAGACAATGTTAAAAAGCATTCATGCACTCATGGAAGAAGCTGACGTAATTGTTCACTATAATGGTTTAAGATTTGACATACCAATGCTAAACAAAGAATTTTTAGAAGCTGGTATGCATCCACCAAGCCCAGTAAAACACATTGATTTGTTAAGAGTAGTAAAAAGTAATTTTAGATTTGTATCAAATAAATTAGATTATGTTTCTCAGCGTTTAGGTCTTGGTAAAAAGACTGCACATGAAGGCCACGAACTATGGCTGAAGGTTATGAATAATGATCGTGCAGCATGGAAACGCATGGAAGAATATAATAAGAACGATGTAGTATTGCTTGAAAAATTATATAACAGGCTTAAGGGATGGATTAAACAACATCCTAACCATAACGCTTATAACGCAAATATTGTGTGTCCAAATTGCAGCTCACGCAAATTACACAAGCGTGGCGAAGTAAGGTCTAGAACATCCATATTCCAGAGGTATCAATGTCAAGGATGTGGTGCATGGTCAAGATCAAACATATCGCAAAAAATAAGTAAAGAATCTCTTATTAACATTTAAGGACTCGTATGTCTGGCGATATTCAAGCACTATGTAACAAAATTGTAGGTAAAACTATTGTCAGTTGCGAAGTAGATTTTGAATCTCAAACTATTTATCTTGAGTTTGATGATGGCAGTCTAGTGGAAATATCTGGCGATAATTTAGATGTGTACACAGAATTTCAAGAACTAGATGACTAAGGATAAAAATGCCAGAAGTTTTAAAATCACCAGACCAAAATGAGTTTCTTAGATTGCTATCTAAGTCGCTTCAAGGCGGAACGCAAATGCTTAATAATTTGCCTTCATCTTATTTTGCACCTCCAGCCATTAGACCATTTGTAAGTAATGAATCTAATAATTGGCTT